AACCTGTACGCACTGACCTGCGACGCTTACCACCTGGAAGTCGCCATCACTGAAGCCGCCGAAGGGCTGGTCAGCGATGACCCCGAGGTGGTTGCCGCTGCTGAAGCCGAGTTGGAGGCGCTGATAGACGCTGGCGAAGGCGCCAAGGATGCTCTGCTGGCCAAGGCTGATTCATGGTGCTGGGTGATTAACCGCCTAGCCGATCAGGCTGCCACCCGCCGCGCCCATGCTGCTCGACTGACGGAGCTTGCCAAGGTTGACGACCGCAAGGCTGACGCCATGACCGAGAAGCTGGTTGATCGGCTGCTGTTTTTGGAGCCTGCTGCAACCAAGTTTGATCTGCCCACGCACCAACTCAAGAGCACCAAGGTCACAAAGGTTGAAATTGACGACGACATGGAGCCCGAGGACATGCCCGTGGAGTACCAGAACACCACGACCACCATTTCAGTGGACAAAACAGCACTGAAGACGGCTCTTAAGGCCGGAACCGTGGTGAAGGGGGCAAGCCTGCTGGAATACCGATCTTGGCGCCTAGGTTGAGATTGCTGCAACACCACCACCGCCCGTCATGCTCACCTGCCCTCACTGCGGCATCGCAATCCGCGATCAACCGCCCACCAGTCCCGACGACCAGCCACTGGACAGCGAATCCGCCCGCCAGTTGCAGCGCATTGAGGCCGAACTGGCGCGGGTGAAGGCTGCGATACAGCCGCAGACTGCCCCGGTGCCAATCGAAGACCTGAAGCTATCGACGCGGGCTAACAACGCGCTGAAGCGCGTTGGAGTTCACACCCTGGCCACGCTGCTCAACTGCAGTAACTTCGACTTACTGAACATTCGCAACTTCGGCCCCAGCTCACTCGGCGAAGTGCAGTTGGCCTTGCATCTGCGAGGCTTGAAGTTGCGGAAGGATCGAATGCTGCCACGGACTGGACGGGCTCGCAGTTGATTACTTAACCAGATAGCCACTACCAATTGCCATGTTCCCCTGCCCTAACCCCAACTGCAAATGCTTTGAGCGGCGGGTGCTGGAGACTCGCTATGAGTCCAGTCGCGCTGCTATCCGCCGCCGTTGCATCTGCAAAACTTGCGGATTTATCTTCACCACGGAGGAGAAAGTTCGGATTGCCAAGAAAGAGCAACGGCCAATTACGGGCGCATCAGATCAGCCGTTGGTGCCCATCACACTGGAAGCCCGACTTGATAGCATCGAAACCGAACTGGCAGTGGTCCGGATGGAAATAGCCCAGGCACCACCACCAGTCCCTGTGCCTATCCAAGAGCTTGAACTTGGCGCGTACGCTTACGGCTCGCTGAAGCGGCAAGGGATCACCACCGTTGATGCCCTGGTCAAATTCTCAGGCGCGGACCTGTTGAGCCTGCGCAATTTTGGTCAACAATCACTGGATGACGTGCGGGTGGCCCTAGCCCTGCGGGGGCTGGCCCTGCGCCCGGAGCGGACTAGCCCATGATCGTTTATTGGTAGCCTGATGCTGCCGGGTCTATCCACACCCTAAAGGAATTAACAATGGAAACTTGCAAAACCTGCAAACATTGGATGCCGTATTCCGACAAATACCCCAAACGCCGCGCAAGCGAGGCCAAAAAAGCTGGCGGCCTATGTCAAAGCGAGAAGCTGAACGAAGATTGGGGGCAAAGCTACGGCGCTGATATGTTGATCTATGAATTCGGGGAAGGCGGCGGGTTCTGGACCGGCCCCGACTTTGGTTGCGTGCATCACCAAGCAGCTGCTGTCAACGACGAATAACCCCACGGCATCACGGGGCTTACAGCCCTCTGCTGCCCTGCAGCTACCACCCTTTCACCATTATCCATGTTTGATTTAAACAGCATCACGCCATCGGAAGAGTTGCTGGAGGACTGGTACTGTTCCCGTCCTGACTTTTCCATTCATCACGACAGATTCTACAAGGACTACATCATTGCCGCCCGCTGGGGCGCCGCCCAGGCCGTCAAGGCGCTGCGGCATCAGTGGCCTGAGCCGATTACGGATAGGCCTCCGACCGAGGCGGATGCGGATGAAAATGGATTCGTGCAATGCCTGGGTACCAGTGCATGGCAAGTTACGCACTGGCATGATGCTCGCCGGACAAAGAGGGGGTGGCTCCACATCCCCAACTGGCGCCCAAGGCCCGAGCCCACGCGGAAGCAGAAGGCGCGGGCTCTACTGGACGCAGTCAGCATTCACTCTGAGCCCTTCACAGCGGAACAAGTCGAGCTGCTCCGTCAGGTTGTGGAGTCGGCGCCGGAAGCCACGCCATGACCGCCCCAAGCCACTGAGCCCCGATTGTGACGGTTCGCTAAGTGCTTTGCCTTTTTGGCTTTACGAAAGCGGGGGATGCGGCTTATGATTTGTGGACCGGGGCGAACCCGGTAGCCACCACCGCCAAGGATCGACCGTGACCAACTCCTTAGCCGACGCCCTGACCACCATCGGCAAACACCCGCTCTGCATTGAAACGAAAACTGAGCAGGGTGACACCAAGGACCTTGCCTTTTTTATCCAAAACGATGAGACAGGTGATCCTTCGTGGCCCGCCGACCTAGAAGCCGACCTGGCCAGCTACGACCAGGCCGGTCCTTACAGAATCACGATCATCCTGCCTCAGGATCAGGATTGCATTGAGCCCGACGATCGGGGCCCCACTGCTGCCGAGCGCAACCCCAGTATGTTGGCCCGCGTTTGATTGCTGCCGCATCCGCCTAACTGCGCTTTCCAATCCACACCGCTTCCCATGAAAAACTCACAGATTATTGCATCAGCTATTGCAATCGTGCTTAGCGAAAATCGAATACTTTCCCCTGGCGATACTGTTGCACACGCCAGCGACCCAATGGCTTATGAATTTTACAAATACGAAAACGGTATGGCCGTTGTTGGTTTTAACGGTGTTACTAAATCTTTCCCGATGGGAGAGGTTTTTGATGTGAATGTTGTAAATAAAGTTGCTCTAAGTTTAATTCCCTTGTGCCATCCATGAACTAATGCCAGCCACTTACACCACCCGCCAAGCTCCAGTCGCTGCCGTTATGGCCTATCTGCTGGTCCAGGCGGAAGCGACAGCCCGCGCCATTGAAAACAACGCCTGCGAAGACGGCGAGCCTTTGAGCGACGAAGCGTTCCGCGACTGGATCAACCGTCTGGACATGATCGCTGGCGTGCTGACCCGCGCTTCCAAAACGCAGCGGCGCCAGCCCTCTTACTTGCCAGCTTTCCCGTCGTTCACCGGCAAAGAGCTGCAATAGTCCAATGGCCTACCTCATCATTTACCATCCAGCACCCCATGACCCTCTCACCACTAATCAACCGCCCATCCAAACAGAATGGATCACCCCAAAAGGGTGGTCAGCCGAACAAGCAAAAACCAGTTTCGAGTTGCGGCACCCTGGAGTTGCCGTCCTTCGGTGCGACCCGATCCCGTAGGACACCAATGCCCTGCCGGCAGCTTGACAACAACAGGATTGACTCTGCCGTGGTTGCTGTCCTCCTGCTACTGGGCAACCACCTGCTGCTGTGGATCATCCTGTTGGGGGGGAGCGTTGCTGTTCTCGCAAGCAATGATGATGCGCGATGCCGTGCAAATCCTGCAGTACCAACGCTCAGTCGCCCCGGTGCTCCGCAATGACTGAAGCCACCGCATCGGCGCCGTGCTGCGGAAACTGCCGCTACAGCGTGTTAGATCAAGTCGAACATCGGCTCACCTGCAACCGCTACGCACCTAAGACTGAATCTTGCTACGGCACGGGCTCAAGAGATACCGTCGGCGACTATTGGGCTTACTGGCCTTCTGTCTCTAGCGCTGACTGGTGCGGGGAATGGGCATTGCCTCCTGAAGTTGACTTGGCGCCGCCAACCCTGCAAGAAGTACAGGCTCTTGCCGACCTTATGGCCATGACCAACCCCGCACCCTACGGCGATACCCCGCCGCTTCCCGCCAGCGACCAGCAGGAAGCTCCGACCACCTACGACCAATTCGACTAATTCGAGGACATCCTTGCATGACCGACAGTTCCACCGCCTACCAGCTCGGCTGGTATCTCAAGCGCACGCCAGGCCCTGGCCGCCGCGCTCTCGTTGGCCGCGAAGTGTTTGAAAGTATCACCGATGCCTTTGCGAAGGGCGAGACCCTGTTAGACGAAGGGTTCGAGGTGCGGATCCTGCCGGTTCGGGGGAAGACATGAAACATTCCTTGAAACTTGATCCAGTTGATGATTATGTCAGTTTCTTAGACAAAAAAACTCATAGCGGCGCTAGTCATGGTTTTCAACCATTGTGGATACCTTCTGAGCTTTTTGATTTTCAGCAAAGTCTCGTAAGTTGGGCAATCCTTAAGGGCAGAGCGGCTATCTTTGCTGACTGCGGGCTGGGAAAAACTGCCATGCAACTTACCTGGGCTGAAAATGTGGTCCGTTACACCGAACTGCCGGTGCTAATCCTGACCCCTCTGGCCGTAGCAGCTCAGACCATCCGAGAGGGCGAAAAGTTCGGCATTGAATGCGCCCGGTCTTCTGATGGCGCAATCAACAGCCGGATTGTTATCACCAACTACGAACGGCTAGAACATTTTAACCCTGCCGACTTTGCCGGAGTGGTTTGCGATGAGTCCAGCATCCTCAAGAGTTTTGATGGTGCTCGCCGTGGGCAGATTACCGAGTTCATGCGCAAGGTTCCTTATCGGCTGTTGGCCACCGCCACTGCCGCGCCAAATGACTTCATCGAGCTGGGTACCAGCAGTGAAGCCCTTGGCTACATGGGCTACATGGACATGCTTGCCAGGTTCTTCAAGAACGACCAGAACAACTGCACTAGCCGGCGTCTGTACGGAGAGGCTCCGAAATGGCGATTTAAGGGCCATGCCGAGCAGCCGTTTTGGCGGTGGGTCACCAGTTGGGCAAGGGCCTGCCGTCAACCTTCAGACCTTGGTTTTGATGATGGTCGGTTCATCTTGCCGCCGCTGAACGAGATTGACCATCTGATCGAGACCAACACCGTACCTGAAGGGATGTTGTTCGCCATGCCTGCCACCGATCTTCGGGAGCAGCGGGCCGAAAAAAAGCGCACTGTTCGGGAACGATGCGAGCAAGTGGCTGCCATGGTTAGCAATACCGGTCAGCCGGCGCTGGTGTGGTGCCACCTCAACGAAGAGGGTAACCTGCTGCAGCAGTTGATTCCCGATGCTGTTCAGGTATCAGGCTCCGACCGTGACGACGTGAAAGAAGCCCGGTTGATCGACTTCGCCGAGGGCCGATCCAGAGTGCTGATCACAAAACCGAAAATCGGTGCATGGGGCCTGAACTTCCAGCAGTGCAGCCACATCACCTACTTCCCGTCTCACAGCTTTGAGCAGTATTACCAAGCCGTCCGGCGCTGCTGGCGGTTTGGACAGAAGAATCCCGTGACCGTTGACATCATCCTTACCGAGGGCGAACGTCGAATCATGGAAAACCTGCAACGAAAGCGCGGCCAAGCTGAAAAAATGTTTGCCAGCCTGGTTTCCGAGATGAACAATTCACTGGCCATTGAAAAGGCCGCCTATCGAACTCAACCCATCACCATTCCATCATGGATGTCATCACCGATCGTTACGCTATCTACAATGGAGACTGCGTCGAAGTCATGCGCGGACTCCCTAGCGAATCCGTCCATTTCTCGATCTACTCGCCACCGTTTGCCGGCCTCTACGTCTACAGCTCCAACGAGCGAGACATAAGTAACTGCACTGACTACGATCAGTTCTTTGTGCATTATGGCTTTGTGGTTTCCGAGCTACACCGGCTAACCCTGCCGGGTCGGTTGACCGCTGTTCATTGCACCGACATCCCGACCGGCAACAGTGGCCAGGATGCCTTGATGGATCTGCCTGGAAAAATCATCGCGTTGCATGAAAAGGAAGGATGGCACTATGTCGCTCGCCACACCATATGGAAGGAGCCACTATGGGTGCGAAATCGCACCATGGTAAAGAACCTTGCCCACAAAACGATTGTTGACGACGCCGCTTTTGCAGGCGTGGCATCTGCTGACTACTTGCTAATTTTCCGCCGCAGTGGCGAGAATCAGATACCGATAGCAAACCCCACGGGACTGGACCACTACGCCGGGGAGTGTCCGATCCCGCAAGATCTGCACCGCTACAAAGGGTGGAAAGGGAAGCAGACCGAAAACCGCTTTAGTCACTGGATCTGGCGGCGCTATGCGTCTTCTATTTGGGATGATATCAATATGGGACGAGTGCTGCCCTTTCGTGACGCCAAGGACCCCGATGACGAAAAACACGTTCACCCGCTGCAGCTAGATGTAATTGACCGCG